TAATTTTTCAACAAATGCGCCTTTTTGGCTTTCTTTTTGTTCTTCTGTCATTTTGATTTCCTAAAATCGATATTGTTGTGGTAAACAATGCACGGACACCTTGCATGTCCAGACGAAATCATATATAATGTACATATATTTATGTGTTAACTTTATTAAGGACTTTTATGAACATCATTGCATTGAAATTGATTACCGGTGAAGACGTTATGGGTGACTTGGAAATCGAATCGGAAACCGAATATGTTATCAATAATCCTGTATCGATTGCGGTACTAAACGGTCCAAACGGACAACCAGGAATTGGTCTTGGAAACTTTCCAATGTACGCTGAATCGGTACAAAAGTCGAAGAATGCCACAATAACCATTGCCAAAAAGTTCGTGGTGTACTATTATACACCTGCACAAGACTTTCTTAACAACTATAACCAAGTCTTTGGATCCGGTATCGTAATTCCATCACAAAAATCGATTTTGACAAAAGGTTAACTTGAGTAACTTCTATACGAATGTACAAAACCTCGGCGGCAGTATTCTGTATCGAGGTGTTAAAGACGGCCAGCGAATCAAACTTAAAATTGATTACTCGCCGTCTTTGTATTTGCCTGTCCGTAGGAAAAATACTGGTGAGTCTTTTAAAAGTCTAGATGGTCTTCCACTAGAACGTAAAGAATTTGAAACAATTCGTGAAGCTAGAGAATTCGTAAAACAATTCGATGGACTTCCTGGTGCACCAAAGATTTATGGTAACACCAGATATGAATATGCATTTATTGCAGACCAACACAAAGGCATGGTTGATTGGGATCAAGATAAAGTCTCCGTTGCTGTTATCGATATTGAGGTTGGTTCTGAAAATGGTTTCCCTGACCCTTATCTTGCAAACGAACCTATCACGGCTATTGCTGTTACATACTTGAATGGTGAAACGTATGTGTTCGGTTGTGGTGACTATGTGGTTCAAGGTGATGAAAACTATATCAAGTGTAAAGATGAGTGGACTCTTTGCAAGAAATTCATTCAACTGTGGCAAGCCAAGTGTCCTGATGTGATTACTGGTTGGAATACAAAGTTCTTTGATATTCCTTATCTTGTTAATCGTTTTCGTAAAATTCTTGGCGAAGAAGAAACAAGAAATCTGTCGCCTTGGAGATACATCTCTGAACGTCAAACCAATATCAATGGTCGTAAGTTGATTGCTTATGGTCTTGTCGGTATCGAATCACTCGACTATATTGAGTTATACAAATGGTATGCGCCAGGTGGTAAGTCACAGGAATCATATCGTTTGGATAACATTGCACAAGTTGAACTTGGTGAAGGTAAAATTTCCTATGATGAATATGATAACCTTCATGCTCTTTACCGGTTGAACTATCAGAAGTTTATTGAGTACAACATCAAAGACGTTAAACTGATCCTGAAACTTGAAGACAAGTTGAAATTGGTTGAGTTGGCTTTGACTCTTGCATATGATACCAAATGTAACTATGAAGATGTGTTTGCACAGACACGTATGTGGGATTCTTTGACATACTCTTACCTGTTGGAAAGGAGTATTGTTGTTCCTCCACGTGATGTACAGGAAAAGACTGAAGCGTTTGAAGGTGCTTATGTAAAAGATCCACAAGTTGGTCTGCACCACTATGTTGCCAGTTTTGACTTGAACTCTTTGTATCCTCATCTAATGATGCAATACAATATTTCACCAGAGACTCTTATTAAACCAGAAGACTATACAGATGAAATGCGTGACATTTTGTCACGGGTTGTATCGGTTGATAAGTTACTTAAAAAACAAATTGACCTTTCAAATTTGACTGGTGCAACTATTACCCCAAACGGACAATTCTTCCGTACAGACATCCAAGGTTTCTTACCATCGATGATGGAAGAGATGTATCGGGATCGTAAAAAATTCAAAAACCTGATGTTGAAATCCCAACAAGAGTATGAAGATGAGAAAGATGATTCCAAAAAATATGAAATTGAAAAACTTATTGCCAGATACAACAACCTACAGTTGGCTAAAAAGGTATCACTTAATAGTGCTTACGGTGCTTTGGGCTCTCAGTATTTCCGGTTTTATGATTTGCGTATGGCCTTGGGTGTCACCACTGCTGGTCAATTAAGTATTCGTTGGATTGAAAATAAATTAAATGTATATTTGAATACACTATTGAAAACAGAAAACGAAGATTATGTTATCGCCTCAGACACAGATTCGATTTATCTCAAGCTTGGTCCACTTGTTAATAAAGTGTATTCATCGAAGACAGATGTTAAACAAATTATATCCTTCATGGACCGTGTCTGTGAAGATAAAATACAACCATACATCGACAAGAGTTATCAAGAACTTGCTACGTATGTCCACGCATATCAACAAAAGATGGAAATGAAGCGTGAAGGATTATCTGACAAAGGTATCTGGACTGCCAAGAAACGTTATATCTTAAATGTGCATAACAACGAAGGTGTACAGTACAACGAACCACACATGAAGATCATGGGACTTGAGATGATTAAATCCTCAACTCCTTCCATTATTCGTGTAAAGATGGTTGAAGCTGTTAAGTTGATGGTAAATGGTACTGAAGATGATATTCATAAATTCATTAAAGAGTTTAGAGATAGTTTTAATCAACTTCCTGTGGAAGAAATTTCTTTTCCCAGAGGTCTTAATGGGCTAAATACCTATTCAGACTCACTTTCTCTTTATAAGAAGGGTACACCTATTCACGTAAAAGGTGCAATTCTTCATAACCACTATCTTAAACAAAAAGGTTTGGATAAAAAGTATCCTTTGATACAAGAAGGTGAGAAAGTTAAATTTACTTATCTCAAAATGCCTAATCCTTTCAAGGATATGGTCGTGTCTTATCCCGGCAGACTGCCAAAAGAATTTGAATTACAGAATTATATTGATTATGATACACAATTTTCAAAAGCTTTTCTTGAACCAATTAAAGTTGTTTTGGATTGCATGGGATGGAAAACTGAGAAAGTTAGCTCACTAGAGGACTTTTTTGCATGACATTTTTAACACTACTGGCCGCTTTACTCCTATCGGGTATTGCCGCATACTATTCAGTAATTGGATTAGCATCAATTTTTGTTGGTGCTTTTTGGCCAGTTGTTTTTATGGGTTCTTCTCTTGAGTTTGCAAAAGTTGTTACAACATCTTGGTTATATCGAAATTGGGACAAAGCACCATTTCTATTAAAAACATATTTAACGATTGCTGTTGTAATATTGATGTTAATTACATCGATGGGTATATTTGGTTATTTGTCCAAAGCACACTTAGAACAATCAGCATCAATGGCACCTTTGGCCAACAAAGTTGGATTATATAATGAAAAGATTAAAGTTGAGAAGGAAAATATAGATGCCAATCGCAAAGCAATCAAACAACTTGATGAATCTGTGGACCAAGTTATGGGTCGCTCAACAGATGAAAAGGGTGCCGATAAAGCAGTTGCGTTACGTAAAACCCAACAGAAAGAACGCACACGCCTTTTGGCAGAGACACAAGAATCCCAACGTAAAGTGGCAACTCTTAGTGATGAAGTGGCCCCACTCTCAACCGAACTTCAGAAGGTAGAATCGGATTTTGGACCAATAAAATATGTTGCCGAATTAATTTATGGATCTGGTGAAAAGGATTTAATAGACAAAGCAGTTCGTTTGGTAATTATGTTAATTATGCTTGTGTTTGACCCGTTAGCTGTGCTATTATTGATAGCAGCAAATATGAGTATGAAAAAGCCAGAAAAAGTCTTGCCAAAAGAAGAAGATGATGTTATAATTAACTATAAACAGGATGATGGGCCTTTGACTACAAATCAGTTCGAACAAATTAAAGAGAGTGTGGTTCCTGTTGTAAATAAAACAACAGTTGATTTTGAAGGCGTGAGAAATCCTGGTGAAGAATGGATTCAAACTGGTCCAACGTTTGAAGTAACAACACCAACTTATCCAAATATTAGTAATGAGCACGAACAAGTTGCTGTGCATCTTGCTCCAGGCTTTTATGAAGAACACAAAGTTCCAGTCAAAAAATTGGAACCTAAGTATGATTATGATGATCCATATGCATTTCGTGAAAAAGGAAAATAAATGAGTATTCTCGACAAAATTAAAAAGAACAGTAGCATCAAAGATTCTGCTATTCTATCTAAGTCCAAATTCTTTACAGACAAGGACATGATTCCAACCGCAGTACCTATTATCAATGTAGCACTGTCAGGCAAACTAGATGGCGGACTAACTCCAGGACTTACAATGTGGGCCGGCCCATCAAAACACTTTAAGACTGCATTTTCTCTTTTGATGGCTAAATCGTATCTCGACAAATATAAAGATGCAGCGCTTTTGTTTTATGATTCCGAGTTTGGTACTCCTCAAAGTTATTT